CTACAAGTAAAACAAGTTTATCAGCAATACATTGGCTAGAAGATGAAGACTCAGAAATGGCACAAGCAGTATTGCAAGTTTCTCAAGGAGATTTAGCAGTTGCAAATCAAAGACTACAAACAGCTATTTCTTATTATCAAAGAGCTATTGCAGAATTACAATCAATTACAGGAGCTTTAGGAGCGCCTGAACAACAACAACAATCTCAAAGGAGAGAAAGATAGTGAAAGTTTTAGAAATAATGGAAAGAGTTAATTCTCGTGATACAAATTTAGTAATTGCTTATATAAAAGATGCTATAAATTTATTAAATTCTCAAAATGAAATATTTACAAAAACTAAAAAAATTAATATTACTAAAAATACAAGAGATTATGATTTACCAGGTGATTTAGTTTCTATTAAAAGTGTAAGCGTACTAGATACTGAAGATGGTAATAAATATAAAAGAATTAGAAGATTGGGAAGTGACCCAGTTGTTAGTGAGGACACAAATCCATGAGTTTTGAAACAAATAGAAATTATGTTTACAAATTAAAAAATAACAAATTAGAGTTATATAGAATTGTAAGAACTTCAGATAGATTACCAGATACTCAAGGAAGAGTTTCAGGTAGAAGTTCTGATGATGTGATTTATCCAGATGAAACAATTGCTAATGGGTTAAGAGTTGAATATACTTCTCCAGTAGATATATTTGTAGATAAAGACCCTACTACGTTAGCTAGTGATTCAAGTGAAACTAGTTGGTCAAATCAATCATTAACTGCTCAAACAAGTCCAGATGAAAGTTCGCATTTAAATTTAAATAGAACATTATGTTTAGCGGTAACTTGTTTTGTTAAAGCTTCTTTAGCGGAAAGAGCTGGAGATATACAAGCAAAAGAATATTATATGAGAGAATTTCAGAAAAAAGTTTCAGATAATGAAAGTAATAAAAATAGAGTATTTATTGGACAAACAATAAAAACATACTCAGTTAAATAATAGGAGATTAAAATGGCTAAAGGACTTAATGATTATGCGGTACAAGAAAGTGTTGCTCCGTATATTAAAGCAGTAGTTGCAACGGGTAATGACCAAGACGCTTGTAGAGCCGTGCACATGAAGGGCACATCAGCAAACGTTAATTTAACAGTAAATGGTGTTGTAGTAGCATTTCATTTGTTAAAAGGACACACATATCCAATTTGTGTAACAAAAAGTAGTTCAACAGACGTGATACTTTTATATTAGGAGTAATAAATGATTTCAGCAAATCAATATCAAGATATAGAAATACAGCAAGGAGCTGACTTTGAAAATGTTATTACATTTGAAACAAGTTATGGAATGAGTACATACAAACAATTTGTAGGTAAAATACAAAAAGATTTTGCAAATAGTTCATTTACAGGACCTAAAAAAACAAATGATAATATTGGAACAGAAATAAATATAGCAGATGCTACTTGTGATATTACTGACGGTAGCCCTAATGTTACTATGGATAGTACAGCAAATATAAAAGCTGGAATGAAAATTACTGGTTCTGGGTTGACTGGAACTACTGTTCAATCTATAACTAATTCTACTACTTTTGTAGCTTCGTCAAATTCTTCAGTTACTGGAACAAATGTTACATTAACATTTAATGATACTTGGGCAAGTGATAGCAATATAACTGAAATACAATTTGATTTAGTTGCTAGCGTAGATGGAAAAAGTGTAACTTTAACATTGCCAGCTGAAGCAACACAATATTTTACAGATGATTTTGAAGGAGTGTGGGAATTAGTAGAAAAAGATGTATCAGTTTCAACAAATCCTACTTATACTAGACATATACAAGGTGATGTAGTTATTTCTAAAGGTATGATACAATTAGACGATACATGGAAGGCGGCTTTATAATGGCTATAAGTGCTAAAGTTAAAACAAATACAACTGTAAAAGCTAGTGTGCGAACAACAAGCGCTACAAAAAGTGTAGGTGTACAAAACTCTACTAAAGTTCAAGATAGTTTTAGTATAGATGCTAGTCAAATACCTATTAGTTTAGATAATAGTTCTGCTACTAATGTAAGAGACGCTTTAAATGGAACAGCAACATTAGACGCTACACAAACTTATACAAATAAAACAATTAACGCTGATAGCAATACTATTAGCAATTTAGAAGTAGATAATTTAAAATCAGGAGTACTAGATACGGATTTAAGTTCAGTAGCTAATACTGATACAACATTGCCTAGCGCTAAGGCAGTAAAGAATTATGTAGACAATTTTGGCGGTGATGATACTATTGCTGAAATGGATGATACAAATATTACATCTCCAGTCGATGGAGCTGTTTTACAATATGACGTTGGCACTTCAAAATGGATAGATGCTGATTCAATAGACGGAGGAGTATATTAATATATAACGAGGAATGACATGGCAAATAAAATACAAATAAAAAGAAGTAATACAAATGGTAATGTCCCTACTCTCGCTTATGGTGAATTAGGTGTTAATGTAAATACAGACACACAACCTAAATTTTACTACGGTAATGCATCAGGAAATGCCACCGATATTATGGAAGTAATAAGCAAAGCTACTTCTTCTGTTCTTGGTAAAGCCTCGTTTGCAAGTGCTGATTTTGCGGTAAGTAGTGGAGCGGTTACTATTAAAGCAAGTGGTGTATCAAATGCACAATTAGCTGGTAGTATCGCAGATAGTAAATTAAATCAAATAACAACAGCTGGTAAGGTAGCTTTATCTTCAATAGAAATAGATGGAGCAACTGATATAGGAGCTGGGTTAGCAAGTGGTGATTTATTTATAGTAGATGATGGTGCTGGTGGTACTAATAGAAAAACTACTATTGATAGAATAGCAACATTGTTTGCTGGTAATGGTTTATCAGCTTCTAATGCAGTATTATCGGTAGGAGTAGATGATTCTACAATAGAAATTAATTCAGATGCTTTAAGAGTAAAAGCTGATGGTATAGGTTCTGGTCAAATAGCAGATGATGCAATTACTAATGACCACATAGCCGATGACGCAGTACAAGCTGCACAAATAGCTGATAATGCTGTAACGACAAGTAGAATCTTAAATAATACAATTACTGCAGATAAATTAAAGCAAACCGATGGTGGTGAGGCGGTAACTACAGCAACTATTAGAGCTGGTGCGGTTACTAATACTGAATTAGGTGCTGATGCGGTTAGTGGTGCTAAAATTGCAGATAATGCAATAGATAGTGAACATTATGTAGATGGCTCTATTGATACAGCTCATATTGCTAATAATGCAGTAACTGGAGATAAATTAGCTGATAGCATTACTATTGCACAAGATTTAACAATAAGTGGTAATCTTGTAGTATCTGGAAGTAGCACTACCCTTAGCGTAGCTACTTTAGAAGTAGAAGACACTTTTATTGAATTAAATAAAGGTATTCAAGCTGGTGGAACTGAAGATACTATAGATGTTGGTATTTATACCGCTTATGATGCAACAAGTGGTGGTAGTGATTTCTGGAATTGGACTGGATTAGGTAGAGATGCAAGTGAAGGTAAATGGGTATTATTCCAAGGATTAGATACTGAACCTTCAGCAACACCTGGAGCAGTAAGTATGGGTTCTACGACATCAAGAACTGCAAAATTACAAGCTAATTTAGAAGGATTATCAAATTTTACAAATACTATTGTAAATTATACTATAGATTGTGGTACTTTTTAAGGAGTTAAATGGCTAATAAGATTCAGATTAAAAGAGGTACTAACCTCTCTAATGCTGGTACGCCAGCTGTAGGTGAATTAATATACAAAACTGATACTAAAAAATTATATATTGGTGATGGTTCTACTGCAGCTAGTAGTTTAACTCCTGTTGGCGGTGCATCTACATCTGGTTCTAACAATCAAGTACTTACTGACGATGGTTCTGGTGGTATAGTTTCTGAAGGTCAAATGACTTTTGATGGCGGTGCATTAAATCTTTTAACAACAACAACTAATAAAAGAATTGAAATAGGTTTAGGTGCTACACAAGATGTAACGTCTTTTGTAGATTTAATTGGAGATACTACATATACAGATTATGGTGGTAGGTTTATTAGGTATGGTGGTGCTAATGCTGTTACTCAAATTATGCACAGAGGTACTGGGGATTTAAGACTTCTAGCACAAGACGCAGGTTCTATTTCTTTAAGAACTTCAAGTGCTGAAAGATTAAGAATTTTATCAGGTGGAAACGTTGGAGTGGGAGCGTCAAATCCTTTAAGAAAGCTTCATGTTGTAGGTGATTTTGCAGTAAATGGAGCTACCGACCAATATTACGGTATTCACATGACTGGTGGAGAAAGCAATGACCCTAAAATTTTAATAGGAGATTGGCACAATTCAAGTGGTAGTATAATGTGGGATTCTTCTGCTAATATTTTACAGATAGATTCTCAACATTCAGGAAATGGTACTATTGCATTTACAGGCAATGATATGGCTACTGAATATATGCGAGTAAATGCTACTGGATTAGGTATAGGAACTGTCTCACCTGCATCAGAACTGCACATTGGAACTGGAGATGGCAATAGACATATTAAAATATCTGATAATAGGGCTATGTTTGGTTACTATGGTAATTATGCAATAGTTCAAGGTGGTAATACAAAAGGAATAAAATTTAATACTGGTACTGATACATTTGGTAGCAATACGAGAGTAACGATATCATCATCAGGAGATACTACTTTTGATGGTGTAGTAAAACTACAAAGTGA